CATATACGGGAAAACACTATTGTTTACAGCATCAATAGTAACAAAGTAAGCATAGACTCCTTCTGGATAATCTGGTGTTACACAAAAACGTCCATTATTAGCATCTAGTCTTGTTTTACCAGTCTGTTCAGTAGCAACAAAATTGTAATCCTCAATTAATGTTCCTAGTGGGTATACGGTCTGTGAAGGGCGACCTGAAGACCCTGTGCCTAATTCATATCCAGAAACCATTCTAGCAATGCTAGAAGTCGAATTTAGAGGGTCTGAGTAACCATATGGTCCGTAAATTGGATTGCCATCAAAAGCATATCCGATGATTGGTGAGTGAGAAATTGTTGGAGTCTCTAAGTATCCAGCAGTGATACTGTCAAGTAGTCTTCTTCTTAATAATTTTGGATTTCCTACAACACCATACCCATCGTTAAAAGCATATCCATTATTATTATCAAATGCTTCTGTATTCGTTAATCTATTTTTTGTCCATCTTTTTACGTTAGCAGTAGCAAAAGCACCTTTGCCTACTGGCCTTACTTCAATTCTTACTTTTCCTCTTGTGTATAATCTACCAGGATTAACATTAACAAGTTGGGCAATCTCACCTTTAGAGTTTAAAACTGCTCTATACTCGGCAAATGATCCTTTACCTAGTATATCTTCAATTACAATTTCTGGAGGAGAAGAATAATATTGTCCTGGATTTACAATTTCTATACTTGTAATTCTTCCTTCTGTAATTACAGGAGACAATACAGCACCTTCACCAGAAGTAATTCTGATAGTTGGATCTCCAGAATATATTTCTTTTTCTAAAATTTCAATGGAATCTAGTCTTTCTCCCAACAAAGAAGATCTAGCTTTTCCTGGTTGTTCGTTAATAAGTACAAATGGAGCGGCAGCATAATTTGTTCCTTTATTTGTAATATTAATCTTTTCAATATTACCAAAACTTACGTATTCTTCATCTTTATAACCGTAAAGTGGTGATCCGTCAACTAGAATACCTACAGGACCAGGATTAGTCTCATAAATTTCGGTAGTATTAATTGGATTTTTTCTAAGTACTTTTAGTAGTTTCTTATCTACCAGATTACCTTCATATTCTAGAGTTACCAATTCTGAGTATGCTGGATACGAAGAAGAAGCAACATAATAATACTGCTCGTCTTCATATAGAGCAGATACATCAGAAACGATGTCATTTACTAAATTATCAATATTTGGATAAATTGATGATACTCTTTGATTCGTATTATTTACAAACCACCTTAGAGTTCCATTAGTATCTTTTAAAAATGGAGTTGTTGAAATTGGATTATCTGTGAGATTTAGTAAATCTCCAACCTCACAATAAGGATTTTTAATATTTGGAACTACATTGTAGATAACATCAAGAACATATAACGTCGCTTGATCTGTAGTTGCTTTTGATCCAGAATAAACATCAAACCCAGCATTATAATTTAAATTTAATGTTTGGGTACTTTGAATTGTAAATTGATTCACTGTTTTATCACTATAAGTGATTACAGCATTTCCTATGTTTAATATACCTTTCTTAGGAAATGATGCTGTAGAAACAACGTCAATTTTATCACCAGAAACAGATAAAGCACTTAGTTGATTAATTAGTGTGGTTTTTGCTGGCGCAACAAAATTTCCTACTACCGATCCAGAATCAACAACTAATTGATACTCATTATTACCTAAAGAAATTACTTTTTCGATAGATGCTGTAGCAAAAGGATTCTGCTGAGTAATAACAGATCCTTCTAGTGTATCAGGATCACCATTAACTAAAACTACGTTGATCTTATAATCTGATGCCCAGTCAGATACAGATGCCTTAAATGTAAAATCTTTTGGGTTATAAACAGAAACATCCTCTCTTAAAGGATCTTTTGATATAATTGTATTGAATAAGAATACAATTGATCTATCTGTACCCTTTGCTTTGTAAAAATTACCAATATTACTAATAAGAGTTCTCTTATCTACAGCTTCTTTTAGTGATTTGTCCGGGAAAGAAGATAGGTACTCGTTCTCAAAATTTCTTACGAAAGCATACAAAAATAAATTGCTGATGTTATATACAACAGAATTGTCGCTATGAGAAGCAGACTGAGTTGATACAAACTCAGATTTTGTATATAAATCACCTAAAGTGTTATTACCACTAACTCCTCTAGATACCTCTAAAAATTGGGTATTGGTTCTCTCTTTATAGAAACAAATTTCATCCCCAATTTTAATGTATCCGTTCTCTTCTGGGAATGACTGTGCATCATCAACTGTGATTGTGGTGGCAGAATCTGATAATGAACCATTCAATACTGTAGATTGAATGAACTTAGACTCATCATAAAAATTGATGTCCTTATATTTTGTGATATTATGAATAATATCAAGAGGTTGACCTGGAGATTCTAGCTGCTCGTAATACTTACCTATAAACTTTGAAAAAAGTTCGTAGGTATCAGAAATAAACCCAGGTAACTGACTTTCAATTAGGGTTGAGATTTTTTTAGTTTTAGCAGCCATTTAATTACTCTGGTAAAGCAGTGAATGTACTCTTAGAAATATCGACATCAAGGTAGACATTACGAATAGCATTTAAATCATTATTAAATGGTTTTACCCGAACTTCAATTCTATTATCCGAAAAAGTTCCTTTAATTATTGTTAATGAAGGGATTTTGATTTCTCCTTCTTCATAATCAACTGTACCGATTTCGGTGTTCAGAATAATCTTTTCTGAACTTAAACGATCTAACTTATATAGGACCAATTTACCATCGATATCTTCAAAATACACGGTATCATTGGGGTATTCACTAACAGTAAATCCTGTAGTAGCGATTACGGGACCATCACAATCACTGTCAAATTTGTTCTGATAACATAACTCATAATATGAATCTGTGTTGATTAAGGGAGTAAAATCCTTTCTCATCTTAACAGTAGTCATATTTGAATTAATTGCCCTATCAGCATCATCAATTACACCGGCAAATTTACTATATCTAAACTTACCGTTAAACTTTTCTGTTTCTGATTGCTTTAGATAATCAGTTACTGAATTAATTACCTTTGATTTAATTTCTTCAGGTTTTTGTGTTGTTTTTGAACGAGAATAGAATATTTTGCTCGATAACTCAACAAATAAAATTGAAGGATCTACAATTACTGGTGTTACAGATCCAACCATGTATGGTTTTAATTTTCTTACAATATCTTTCTTTACCGAAGAAGGAATGGCAGAAGAGTTTTCTGGTTTGATTACAATCTTAACTACACCGTACTCTGGGTTTCTTTCTTCTTCTCCACCATAAGTAATAACATCAGCAATCGATGTGTAAATGTTTCTTCCCTTGATGATAGCAGCATAGTCGTCAGCGGTCACTGCTCGGTCCTGTGTGCCGAAGTAACGTGGAGCGTTGAACTTTATGCTGGAAACACTTTCAATCGCTTCACCGCCCGTAGAGGGGGTGTTCAGCGAGTTAAGCATTGAGACCGAAGTTGCAAATCCGATGTTGCCATCATTATCTTGTAAAACACCACCGAAGGTAAATGTTTTTGCTCCGTTTGTGTCTGGTCCGTTTGTAATTAGATAACTTACTTCTACTACTTCTAAATTCTCTAACTTTCGTCCAATTACACCATCACCAAACTTGATTTCATATCTCTCATTATCAATTTCTTCAATAAAGTAAACTAAATCACCAGAAGACACAGATAAAATATTTTCGGCAAGTTCATAATCAGAATATGTTGTGCTGTTTGCCGACTCAAATACTCTTACACGAATTGAAGAAATATCAACCTGAGGATTGTCAATAATGTATTTCTGATTCTTTAATGATGTATTTACTGTATAGTTATTGGTAATCAGTCCTCCTTCATATACAGGAATGTCTCTGAATGATGCTATACCATTAACTACAGGGGATTCTTGATCCTCTCTAGCGATATACTGATATAACTCATCATCAAAAATTGTATTGAATCCAGTTCCTTTCTTTAAATAGATGACATCAGGAGAATTGCCGGTGAAGACAACATCAAAATTTACATAACTTACGGGTGCCGTAATTGATTTTGGTTTGTATCCTAATTGCTTTGCTAATAGAACTACATTGTCTCTAAGTGTAGCGGAAGACAAAAATAGTTCATTCACCACCATATTGGTGTTAAATGCTGTATAATATGTGTTATATGCTAAAAGATCAATTAAAACACTTAAGGTTGAACCCTCAAAGTCATAATCTGTAAAATCTGACTGAGCTCTTAGATATTCGATTAATACTGTCTTGATTTCATTGAAATCTAGATTATTAAGTTGAGCGTATGCCATTTATCGTGTTCTCTCTAAGAATAGTGCGATCGTGATAGGTTCATCCTGTCTGCCGACATACTCAAATGTTAAATCAACTTCAAATCCATTATCTTCATAGTTTGGACGTGTTTCAATTTGGAGAATCTTGATTCTTGGTTCGTATTTTTCTAATGTAAACGTGATCCTATTATTGACTTGAGCAGCAGTACCATAGTCAAGTGGTTCAAATAACAATGATCTAATACCAGATCCAAGTTGATTATTAAATAATCTCTCCCCTGGTTCTGTAAGTAACAAATTAATAATTGCTTGCTTAATAGCAGCCTCATCCTTTAACGTAGTGAGATCACCGGTTACTGGATGAGGCTTAAATGAAATATTCAGATCTTTTAATGTCTGAAATGTTGGCATGTTACTGTTTTATTAATTATTTATCACTCTGCCCAACGTTCCAAGAAATCATCAAAATGATCCAATCTTGATAGTCTTTTTTTCTTTTCTTTTCTTGCTTTTTCTAAAAGTCCATCAGCATCGGTTTCTGTAATTAGTCTCATACCAGAATTTAAAAAATCTTCACTTTTATCAACCTTACTGTTGCCCATGAAAAAACCTCCTTAAAGAACTACAATGTAGAACTTTTAAGGAGGTTGCTATCTCAACCATATTTATCGACCCTGACCCCGATAACGCTTTCGAGCATTATTTCGAGACGTAGAAGCATATTTTGTATGCTGACCAGACCCTTGTCGAGTTTTTTTCGGTTTGGACTCGATGTGCTGAGCCCCAGTAAATGATGGACGCTTTGCCATAAAACCTCTCAATTGACTCCCTGATTATACCACCATCAATCCAGCAATGTCAAGGATCCACCTATCGTCACAGTGCCCCCTGAGACGCCAGCTACGGTGCCTGCTGGTCCAAATGGACATGACAGTAGACTTTGACCGGCAATCGCTATTGGAGCGCCATTTACGAGCACTGTGGGGATTCCTGTTGCTATCTGGTCTGAATGAATGTCCGGTGGAACTAAATTGGCAAAATGTGGAAATGTTATGTCGCCAACCTTATGTACTGGTTTACCATCAATAAACACATTTACTGAATGTCCGGCAACAGGAAGATATCCAACAGGAGCATATGGTCCATGCCCTGATGTATTATCCCCTGCTTGATATAATGCTGGTTTAAATGTCATTGTTACAATATACTCCTTGATATTCCTGTGTACTGTTGAGAAAATTTTAATCTGTTCTCAGCATACTTACGATTGTTCTGTACTGTCATATGAAATTCATACGGAAATACTCCCGCTGAACTTGTTAACGTAATCGTAAAGAAAAATCTTAGTTTCTTAAATTTAGTAGCATCATATTTAATAATATCTCCAAATCCACCAAACAAATATGGTGCTAACTTTGGTGACTCGAATTTATTGGCATCAATAATACTCTCTGGAAAAAATGTGTTTACATTCACTGATGATGGTAATGGTACAGCAAATTCATCAAATTTTATAGGATCGAAAAATGGAAACTCTAACTCATATTGCTCAATCGGTACATAGAAAAATCCATCCGATGAAAATTTAGTTATAGCATCCAAATATCTTACATACAAAGCACGATCAGTATAATTACGCTCCGTAAAATATCCACTGATGACTCCGCCTCCGGCGAAGCCGGATACCGAGATCCGAGGTTCAATAGAACTTCCACCATTATTCACAAAACTTGGAATTGTCCAATATTTACTCACAGGTGGTTCCCATATCTCACCATCACTTAATTGATCCTCTACAGGCTCAAATGGATCCTCACATAAACAACGAGTTGGTCCAGTAATTGTGACAACTGGTACTGTCTCTAATGGTATCGTAGGTATCGCTGTAAATGCTAACTCGAATGGTTGGTATGTTGAGATGTAATTCGCCCCAGGCGATAAATCTTCCGCTAATGCTGCTAACCCAAATACCGGAAATGGCGCTAACTCGAATGGTGCTCCGGGTACTTTTAACTCCCTCTTGGGTAGTCTTGTTAAAGGAAAATTTCCTACTGTGACTTGATCAAATACTATTGCTGCCATTTCTCTTCTAGTGCCTTGAGTCTACTGTCAACTTCATCCATAAACTCAACAATATTTAAATATTCTTCCCTTTCGGGTGGTCTATAAAGTAATTTGAATGGCA